TAACGAAGATAACAAGGCTGCGGATTATGCTAGCCTTGCATCAGAGCGTGGGTATCAACCAACACAAAAGTTGAAGGTTGAGCCCATGACTCTCAAAGCGCTAGTTCGGGAGCGTATTGAGGCTGGTAAGGAACTGCCTACCGAACTTTTCAACGTTTTCGTTGGAAATAAAACAACAATAAAAAGGAAACAATAAACATGAACCAAGTAGCAAAAAAAGAAGAAGCAGGCGCATTAGTAACAAATATGTTTGAAGCTGATGCTGACAAAGGCTCTCAGAATATGACGCAAGATGATCTTGCATTACCATTTCTGAAAGTATTAGGGCAACTATCTCCTGAAATTAATAAGAGAGATGGGAAGTATGTTGAAGGTGCAGAACCGGGCATGATCTTAAACACTGTCACAAATGAAATTTTTGATGGTGCCAAAGGGATAGAAGTGTTGCCAGCATTCTACGAAAGGAAATATGTAGAATGGCAAGATAGAGGTGACAGTAAAGGTGCACCAGTCGCAATCCATAATGCGGAAAGTGATATCGTAAGTACTACAACTAGGGATAAGTCTTATAAAGACAGACTTCCAAATGGTAACTACTTAGAAAACACTGCAAATCATTTTGTAGTTGTTTTGGGTAAATCACCACAATCAGCTTTGATTTCTATGAAGTCTACTCAATTAAAAATTAGTAGAAAATGGAACTCAATGATGATGGGTATTAAACTTCAAGGTAAAAATGGTATGTTTACGCCGCCCACATATAGCCACATTTACAAACTAAAAACCACTCAGATGTCAAATGACAAAGGAACATGGTTTGGTTGGGATGTGTCTAAGGTTGGACCGATTGAAGATAAATCAGTTTATGAGAGTGCAAAAAGCTTTGCTGAAAAAGTTGGCAAAGGTGCTGTACAAACAAAACCTGAAACTCAAGAAGCAACTAAGAAGACAATCAATTTATAGTTCCTAGGGATTGGGCGGAGAAGCGAGAGTGGACCCGCCCATAAAAAATTATGATTGATAAAGAAATACTTAATAGTGGTCCGTCCACATATGCACACTGGTTAGATCTCGGTCGTACCATTATACCTTGTATTAAAGGTATCTCGGTCGTCAGCGATTGGTCCAAACCAGATTTTAAAATTACGAAAGAAGAATGGAAACAAAAATATCCAAATCACGAAATAGCATTAAGATTAGATGGGGATATAGATTTTGATATTGATAACCCTTTAGTAAAAAGATTTATTGGTAATTACATAAAAAATTCTGCCAATGTATTTGGCCGTGATAGTAATCCTCAAAGTCATTATCTTTGGAAGGGTCAATTAACATTTAAACAATTTATATTACCCGCAGAATTAAAAGAATATTGTAAAATATTTCCACATAAGAATACTTTGTGTGAGATAAGAACAGATATAAAACACTACACGATTGTACCTGGATCCCTACATAGTAAAGATCCTGAAATAGTAAAATGGGAAAAGTATAGTTCTTTAACTGAGTATCCTGGTAATTTAAATAATGATTTAAGAAAAATAGCATTGTCCACTGCACTATGTATTTTATACGCGCCTCAAGGATCACGGGATGCTTACTGTACGGCTATTGCAGGTGCATTAACTAAACAAACAGAATGGAATGAAGAAGAAATTAATGAATTTATATATAATATTGCTGTTGCAGCAAACGATGATGAAGCAGACAAAAGAAGATTTAAAGGAACTACTGTTAAAAAAACATCAAAAAAATTTGGTTTACCAAAATTAGCAGAAATTGTAGGCTGTTCTACAAAAGCTATTTCAGAGATATTTAGTTGGGTTGGAACTCAACAAGCTGTTAGTGGAGAAATTGCCCAAGAATGTATTGGAGATATTGTAGAATATGGGCAAGATAGATACTTAATTGAAGTAACTGGAAAATTAGAGAATGAAATAATTAAGAAAAATATAATAATTCCTGGACCAACCTTAATGAATCAAAAATTATTCTATGATGCAGTTATGTCTCAAGCTTCTGTTTGGATTCCTAAAATGACAATTATAGAGTTTGAAAAGATTATGATGCAGAAATTTGAGAGTAGAACTAAATCAAAACATTATGTTGACGAAGCTAATCCAGATTTAGTATTTAAAAAGTACTTCCGACAATATATTAAATTTGAAAATGCCTATTCAGATAAAATAAATTTACTAGAATACAAAAGACCTTTCTTTGATATGGAAAGAAGATGTTTGGAATTTAATTTGGATGCATTTGAAGATTTTTTAACAGATAAGAGAATTAAGATATCTAGAGTAGATTTAGTTTTAAAAATACAAAGAATTTTAGATGCCAAAAAGAAACAGAGTAAAATTACAGTAAGAAAAAATGAATATATATCTTGTGTGTCTTGGAGAATTGAAAATTATGATATAGATCCTGCAGATTTAGTAATTGATGGAGAATTTAAAGAAGTAGTTACAACGGAGGAGATAGATTTTGAACAATAAAATTATGAAACCTAGATTTGTAGCGGGACCTCCAGGAACTGGAAAGACCCACGGATTTTTAGTTGAAAAATATAGAGAGGGATTTCTAAAGTATGGGCCCGACAAAATTGTACTATTATCCCACACCAATACTGCTGCAAATCAAATTATAGACGCTATTTTAAAAATGAAAGAAGTTAAAGAACAAGGTTATGATAAGATTTATTTTGAAGATAGGATATGCACAATTCATCATTTTTGCAGAAGTAAAATTATGAAAAAAGAAGTTTTTGATAATAAACAAAGTGATGATTATAATAAATTATGTTCTCAGCCGGGGGGAGTGGCTTTTAGATTAGCTAAATTTATAGGGGACCCTTACAAAAATCATCCATTTTTTAAATTTATAAGTCATGCACATGGTAAAGATTTATCTAATAATCTAGAAACTCATTTTAATACCTGTGAGGATAGACAAGAATATTATCCTTATAAGTACCCTCAATTAGAAAAGTTAAATAAAATTTATACAAAATATAAAAAAGATACTATTCAACATGATTTTGCAGATATGCTTAACGAATTTAATTCATTGGAAAATATATTAGATATAGAGATGTTAATTGTAGATGAAGCTCAAGATTGTAACAAACCTCAGTTGAGAGCTATAAATAAAATGGCCCAGAATGTTAAAGATGAACATTTTTACATGGTAGGTGATCCGGATCAAACTATATTTGAATTTGCCGGTTCAGATGCTCATTATTTTCACACAATTTCAGCTGACCCCTACAGAGAATTAGAGAATGGAAAAAGATGTAGCAAAGCGGTTAATGCATATTGTAAAAAGACTATAGCCCCTATATGGAAAAAGTATGGCTATGTTAGAAAATGGTATCCGGCAACTTATGATGATGACTATCATGGAAAAAGAAATTTAATACCTGAAGGTTTTAAACATGGAGATTTAATTGAAGGAAATAAATATTATCTTACTGATTTAAACCCTTCTAAAAGTTTATCTTTTTTGTTAGATAAAATGAGAAATAGTAATCAGAACTTTTTATTTTGTTACCGAGGTAAACCAACAGATAAAAGAATAACTAAATTTTTAAAAGATAATGGGTTTGAATTTTCTTATGTAGAAGGTTCAGCTCATGTTTCCAAAGAAGAGTTAAGATGTCATAACGAATGGCCTTCTTTTTATGAAGGATCTCTTAAAAGTAAATCTCAGATAAAACAGTTTTGGAAATATTTAGGTAAGAAAGCTATACCGGTAGGCAAAGGAACATTCACATTTGAGGACTGGATTAATAAAGATTATAGCATTGATGATTTGATTAAAGAAGGTTTATTAAAAGATAAGAACTTTTTAAAATCAAGTTTTGATTTGATTAGAAAAAGAAGTAAGGGCAAAGATGAGAAAGAACATGAAGATAGAATGATCTATATTAAAAATGTAATAAGAAATGGATTTGATTATGATGCTAAAATTAGAATCGAACATGGGAATATTCATAAAGTAAAAGGTATGACTTATGATAATGTTATTGGTGATCTAACATTGACAAGAAAGAAACCCGAACCTGAGTATGTACAATACCGATTAAAATTTACTATGTTTAGTAGAGCAATCTTTGACATATGGGTGTTAGCAACATCAACAGGGAAAGAGTTGGGAAAATATGGCTGTACGCCAAAAACAATTGAAAGGTTAATACTATGAGTGCTTATAAAAAACAAGTAGGTGGATCACATTATAAAGATATGATCATTCAACCAGCAGAGTTTATTAATAAAAACAAATTACTTTTTGCAGAAGGAAATGCAATTAAATATATTTGTCGACATCAATCAAAAGGTGAGATAAAAGATATAGAGAAAGCTATTCACTACTTA